GTCGTTGTTTTTTGCCTAGATGTGATTGTCCCTACGTTAACACCCAAACTTCCGGCTGTTCTGCATATCATCCTATTTAGCCTAAGATACGTATTTACGGTATCTACTGCTGTTGTCCCATTCAAGGTTACTGTCTCAGACTGTTCTGCATAACTCCCATCTAATCCAAAAACCTCTACGGTTAAAACACCAGTTTGCGTGCCAGCACCATCTTCATTGTCTGATGAAAAGACTTCAACCGTTTCGGCAACCGTGGCATCAAACCCAGTATAAAGACCACCACCATTCCAAATATCCTCCCTCGTGGTAGTTGGATCTGCTTCTAAGGGTATATATGTAGAATCGGCACTAGACTGTGCGCCTAATGCCGGTATTCTGTTTTCGTCTCTTTGTGAGTTATCCATTTATTGCCTTCTTATAAGAACGTAATCTATCGTTTAAGTACGCTTCTTTCTGCTTAAACTCCTCTTCCCTCCTTCTTAAGTTCTTTTCATCACTTTCAATCTTCCGCTCTCTTTGCGTCAACATAGCATCTATGTCTAGCAACTCTTTCTCACTAACTTTCTTTAGTGGCATTTTCGATTTTCCTTTTTAGGTCGTCTTTATTGTCTTTTGGATCCCACTTTCCACCTAACATAGTTAATTTCTTAACCATTTCGTTCTTAGTCATTTCCTCTGTCTTTTCCACTTTAGGCTCTGACTTCGTAACTTCTTCCACAACCTCTTCTATGGTTTCGTCTTCGCTTCTAACCCATATCTTTGCAGTGGTCTCTGCTCTGAGTTTAGCGTCTCTAAGTTTACTAGTCTTGTATCGGTCTATGATTTCCCTGTCCACCATGTGCTTTGCAGCATGGATAGCTATAAATCTTGGATATGCCTTTGTCTCTCCAGACTTAAGAACATAATCCACTCCGTCATACCTAAAAGGAAAATCCTCCGGTAATATATTTATTATCTCTACGACCTCGTTATCCCAGCCGATTTTTTGCCTAATACCTTTTGGAGCTTCTTGACTCATGTTATTTAATTAATTAATTAAAACTAAGAACTTGGTTCCACCCACCTGCGTCCAGATGGATGGTTTAAATTCTCGATTAAGCGATAACATCTGTTGCAAGTGGATAGTTCAGCTCGGCGGTTATTATACCTCCTGATACTGCGCTTCTTCCGATTGCTCCAATAATCTGATCTCCAGCTACAACTGCGTCATCTACGCTTCCTGGTGTTGCGGTTGACCATATATTGGCATTGTCTGCAAAGCCTGTTAAGGCTAATGCGATAGTATTCTTACCGTAAATCTGATACCAACCATAGCTTGAAGCTACGATTGCTGCCATTGCTACTGCTACACGACCTTTAGCATTTGCTACCAATAGTGCAGTTGCACCGTCTTCATCGAATGAAACCCAGCTACCTGCTGCTGTAGAAGCTACTCCCAAAAGATAGATGTATTCATTTCCATCTTTATCTCCTGCTTTCGTTCCTACTGGGTGTTGGGCTGTAGTAACAACATCAGATGTGTCTCCCTCAAAGAGACTTGTCGATGTGCTTGTTAAATCTGCCATTTTTCTTTAAGTAAAATCTAAAACTATGATTGTGTTCCGACTATTGTTCCATCAGTGTCTACCGTAGGGATTGCTGTATGAACAGCTACATCCGCATCAGCTCTGACATACAGGAAATATTCCGTTCCATCTAAAGCAGTTAGCTTTAAATATGCTGGTGATCCTGTTGCCCCTTGACCTCCTAAATCAGCGTCAATAAGACCTGTTGGCTTTAAAGCCGGTGTGTAGTTACTAAGTTTATAGTCTGCCATTTCTTACGTATTTAATATTTAAGAAATAGTATTAAGTACACCATGTCTATTTGGGTTAAATGATACATAGTTACCCAATAAAAGAATGTGTCCAATTTCTGCGAATTGATCAACTGGCTGTTTGAATCCACTCCAGCTAAATCCTAAGCTTTCTCTTGGCTCATCCTCGTATACTCCTTCAATTGATTGGTTTCCACCTACCATGATTGGAGTGTATCCATCCAAAGTTGCTTTTAGACCGTAAAATGCTATCCATTTCTCATTGATAAACCACATTGTTCCGGATGTGCATTTCTCATCAGCTACCACTAAAGCTCCTCTGTATGTTAATGAGTCAAAACCCATCTCACCTTTAAGTGCGTCTACTGTTCTTACCGAACTCTTTGCTGTTGCCTGTCTATAACCGTCTTGGTTATTCTGGACTCCAGCCTGATTTAGAGCCTCATAGTCACTCCAAATAGATTCTGTAGTGTAAAGAATGTTTGGTTTATCGTTTCCTCTTTTACAAGAGTCATACATTGTTGCCATTGCAGCCAATGTTAGTGCGCCTCCAAGATCTGTCTCGTTAGCTTTTAGAGTTGTGTATGTTGTTCGTGATTGTCCACCATAAGTAGCGACCTCACCACCATCGTCAACTATAGCTGCAAGTCCAAGAAAGTCTTTACTAGAATTTCCTGTACCGTCTGCATATAGATAACCACCAACTTGGTCTGAACCCTCGTTAGAAGCTTCTTCCATAGCTTCTGCTACTAAGTCAACTGATCTGTCTGAATTTGCGTTTACTGCTACTTCCATTCCGCCGAGTACGACTGGAATTTCATAGCCTCTTGGATCAAAAGACAGTCTGATTTTTGTATTAACTGATGCGGTATTGAATTTATCAAAACCACTAAATGATCCACCTTGTCCTCCTGTTTGGTAGATAAAAGATTTGTCAAGGGTTTCGCCTCTCCAAGCTTTCATGTTTCCAAGCGTTCGAGCTGTGTGAATATTTGAGTTTAATACACTATCAACTGCCTTTGGCAATAACGCGCTTTGCGTTACAGCTTTTAGGTTTGTATCGAATGTCATCGTTCTAAATTAAAAGTTTAAAATTAACTACCGTCCTGAAATCTTCTAGCTGCTGTTATCATGTCTTCCCTCGGATCAACTCTCTGGACTTTGGTAATTGGCTGATCTCCCGTACTTGGCTGTGTAACCTTATTGGTTTCCCCTGCATCTGCTTGTTGCCAAGCAGTCTTAAGTTCGTCAATAGATGCGCTAGGAAACGTCTTTCGAGTATCTTGAGCAAACTCGATGAAGTTGTCAAACCTATCACCCATTTCGGATTTTAAGTCTGTAACCATCTTATCTGCTTGATTCTGTTGATCCTCGGTCTGTTTCCGTTGCTCTGTTGCCAAGTTTTGAAGTCTAGTCATAACACGATCTTCTGCAAGTTGAAGAAGTCTCTCTCCCTCTGGTGACATGTCGGAATTTTCGCTTGGAGGTGTTGGACTTTGCTGTCTTTGTAATTCTGCAAGTTGCTGCTTTAGGGCATCTCGCTCCTCTTTTGCGGCATTCTTCTCGCTGACAAGCTCTTTGAATCTAGGGTTCTCATGAAAGGGAACTGACTTGTCTTCTCCATCCTGTGTTTTTGCGTCTTCACTGACGATAGGCTGTTCCATTGGTTTTGGGGCAGATTCATTACCCCCCTCTGCTGGTGAAACAGAGTCTAATATTGCACCGGTTGCATCTCCTGCCATTCTATGTTTTGTAATAATTTAACCCATTTGTTGCCCAGTTCTGTCTGGGAATTGGTTGTCAAACGCTATCATTGTCGTTATCCTTGTGTCAAGTCTGGTTCCGGCTCTAATGGTATCCCAGCTTCTTCCTGATCTGCCTGTACCTGCTGTATTACTTCTTCAAGCCTTGCCTGCTCTAATGCTACGTGCGCCTTATGAACTTCTTGCTGTGTTCCTGTTAAAGAGTCGTACGTGTCTAAGTCTGAGTCTACTTCCATTTGCCTCATATACATTGCATGTGTTTGTAAATGAGACTGAAACTCTTCTAAGTTGTTTAGGTCTACGTCATCAAATAGTTCGTCCTCCGCACCAGCTACCCCATCGTTCATATCTCGAATGTGTTGTATTGCCAATGGCTCTATAAGGCTCTCTCCCTGTAGTTCTGGGAACAATGCGTCTGGTTGTGTTCCCCATAGAAACTCTCTTCTCGCCTGTTTCTTTGGATTCTCAGCTCCCCACATTTCAAAGAAGGTGATAGGATTTAACATTCCTGTCTGTCGTAATGTAAGTGCTTCCTTTTTCAGTGATTCTGGATCTTTCGGTCTTGTCGTTCCCTGTTTTACAATTATCCTAACCTTGAAGCCTTCAAAGTCTTTTAAGTTCAAAACATTATCGTCCTTACTAGCAAGCCCACGATCCTGTTTGATCTGATCCTCTGGCTGAATCTCCTCTTTAGAAGATATAATGTCTCTATTGCCCTTGTATTTGACCATCATTATCTGTAACCACCAGTTATAGATATTCTCGGCCATCTGCTCGTAGGCCCTTCTTAAGATCTCTTGTCTTCCAAGGTCTCCTTGGATAAGTAAGTTTCTACCTCCAAGTGTTTCTGGTGATAATCTCTCTCCCCTAATCGAATCGTGCGCTCCAAACAAGTTATCAATCTCCCTAATAGAATGGAACATATCATCGAAAATACCGCCCTCTAAACTACGTCCTGTGACTTTTACAAATCCCCTGGTAACATCTGTTCCATCGAAGCCATCCAAAAACACCTTATCTGTAGTAGAGTCAATACTATCGAAGTTTTCCTTCGACATGTGTTCGGCGGAGGTTACTATTATTCCGTTCGCTAACCATGCGTTTTTATCAATTTGCCTTTTCCTTTTATTAATGATGTCCTGTAACGGTCTAGCCTGTTCTACGATAGAAGTATCGTCAACGGTAGACTTACCTGTATTCAGCGAGTTAAGGCTGATATATGGCATCTTAGGTCTTTTAAAGTGGTTATTTTTGCTAGTTCTGTTCCAGAAGGGGTTAAAGTCTTTTCCTAGTATTTGATTTCGATACTTCCAACAAACATACGATTGTATTTTATTCTTCTCGTCTACGTATGTTCCCCAATACTCTATGTAATCTACCTTTGATCGTTCGCCTTTTCGGTCTATCTCCCCCTGTAAGAAGTCTATTACCTCTTTGTTCTTCCCAAACATTCTCTTAAGATCCCTTAATTCGCCCTTTTTAGACTCTATAATAAAGGAACTATCTTGAAGTGTTGGAGCATCTAAGTCAAAAGAAAGTCTTTCTAGTCGTACTGGCTCAGTTCCTATCTCATCTATTCTGTCATCCCAAAAAACCTTAACAAACCCAACTCTTGCCATGAAATAATTTCTTAAGGATATAGTTAACTTCTCCTGCATATTAAGGTCAAACTCCCAAAGATCCCTTAGTTGTCGTTCTATCTTACTTTGAAGTTTTCTTGATGTGTCTGACTTAGGAGTCACCTGTACCCAAGGAGGCGGAATCTCTTGTGTAATAATGGATATGATCGTCTCAATGGAAATAAGGATTCTGTTAACGTGGATGTTCGATTCCCCGGCCTTGAGTTGGCCCTCATCTACCTGATTGCCAGACCAATAGGCCTCGTTCTCTTTGTTTATTTGCTGGAGGTTTGCGAACCTTGCCTTGCCCCGAGACTGATCTATCTTGATCGTCTTTAAAATCTCCTCGTCTCCTAGTTCGGGTGTAATCTGTCGCCCCTCAATACCTACTATTTTCTCTGATGGGTCTTGTGTTCTAATAGGGTCGTCTATGTATTGATCACTCATTTTGTTTTTATAAACATCATGTGCAATCTACAACACTTGGCTGCGATTTTCAAGTTCCCCTATCTACTAAACATATCGCCAATCTCTCTTGGGCCTCTGGGATTGCTTAATAATCTCATCTATATTGGGTAACGAACTGGTGTTATCAGCACTTACAATAATAGAATCGTCCGTTTTCCTTCTCGGCTTATATGAGTCTACTGCTCCGCCACCTCTTATTCTTTGCATAGCAACGTCCTGATAAACAGTAGCATGTGCATAGTGTTCATCCTTGTGGGAACTTATCCACTCAGGAACCATTATTCCCATCGTATTCTCAACATCCATTCTAGCTAATCTCTCCCAATGCGTAATATAACCCAAGCCTGTCAAATCACGCTCTAATATGTTTATAGGTTTCTCTCCAGCAATAAACTTATCCACAAGAATATCGAAATATTTAGTTCTTTGAATACGAACCGTTCCCCTATCCTTCTGCCTTCCCCACTCCACTGCACTCATCATGTCCTTGTCCTTCTTATAAAAAGCTGTAAACACCCTGTTCCTATACTTCTCCGCTAACTTCTTAGGCTGATTAGGATATGGATTGCTATCTATGACAGTTATAGCATTGTATTTCTTTATAAAATGTTCTATCTCATCCCAATCTTTAGTCCTTCCAACCTTGAAAATACCGGTTTTATTCCCAATTACGTAGTGTTTCCAAATACCATTATCAACACCCATAGCAACTTCCTCCTCTTTGTTATCAGTCATATTGATATTCCTTATGATCGCACTTCTATCAACTACGTCGTCCGTTCCCCTATAAGGCAATCCAAGTACAAAGTTATAAAAGTTCTGTCTTTCTTGTTTCTTTTCCTTCGCCAAAAGCCCGGGAACACCCTCAACTGTTCCAAGTTGATGTCTAGCATAGTTCATTTGGCTCATCCAATATCCACTTATGTCTTTACCGGGATACTTAGCTACCCACTCTCCCTGCATTCTATCCGTATCTGTAATAATACCTTGGCATTTACCACATAAAAACAATTCGTTTTTGGGATCTATCAAGCAGTGATCCATAATTCCGGTAACTTCACCCAGTTTCACCCAGTCTAACCATTGCCTATGGTTGCAATGTGAACACTGAACCATCCAAACCTTCTGGTCTGACTCGTCATATAGACCATCTGCACCAACTCCAGGGAAAGATGGATTAGAAAAGTTCCATATTCCTGCATAATCAGAGTTTTCTAAGCGCGATTCATACTGTTCAATAGTATTTTGGTCTGACCTATCGCTTTCATCATGGATGTTTAGATCCGAAGTTATGGAAATAGCCTTGTCCGAAGAAGCCTTTGCATCTCTTGTCTGGGTATTATACGTTCCTTGAAAGTATGCAAAGCTATCTGCTATCTGTTTAATAGACGCACCCCCCTTTATTACCTTGTCTAACCCCTTATTGTGCTGAATAATAGGATCTAACTTGGTTTTTACGAACTTCTCTGCAAAAGAATCTGTAGGAAGTGTATAAATTACGTTCCATTTATAAGCTAACGCACCATATACAGACTTTAAAATACCGAAACTCTCTGAAAAACCGATCTGAGAAGACTTCTTAATGGCAATTCTACGACTCCAATCACTCATTGGCAGCAATAAAAATGAATGCAACGTCCACTCAAAGGGAGTTTTGCGACTATTCATTAACTTATTCTTGTCAATCCATTGCAGAATAGACGAATCAATCTTCGGGAACTTCTTCATTGCAGGCTCATTTATCTATGTATAGTATTTTCTCTTTTCGTCAATACCCTTCTCCCGATCCCACTTCTCATCCAACATACCCCTTTGCGCCTCCCCCAACTCCTTCCCATGATCAGCTTTAAATCTTCCATAGAATTGTTCATACTTTGGATTGCGCTTTCCATTGTCTAAGTAGGGCTGTGCTGTATCTATCCTCTCTTGCTCTGCACGTGATGCTTTAATCTTCATAGCGTGAATACCTAATCTTCATAGCCCAAAACCTTATAACGTCCAAACTTACCCCAACTCTTATACTCCCCCTTCTCTTCCTCTAACCTCTTATACTCCGATGTGGTCAAATATATCTGCATCTTATGCGATTTTTGTATCCTCAAAGTCTTTTTCTCTGGCTTCTTCATAACAAAATGAACATATCTTTAAATTAAGTAAATGAGCAACGTCAGTATCATTCGTATACCAATCATCACACTCCGGACAATAATAATCCTCTTTATCCTCCATAATTATACATTAGTGACTTAACTTAACATACCTATGCTTTCTTGTCAATTCTAAGCTTAGAAAAGAAAAGTGCCTGTATTTCGCTATTTTTAAACATTAAATCCATCCCCCCACTCTCGGCAAACTCTAGTAGCCCCTCGTCTCCTAGACCCATCTCAGCTATTTTTTTGTATGTGTTCTTGGGTATCTCGAACTTCCAGATCTGTTCAGAACTCTTTAATAAAATCGCTATTTGATACTTCATCCTTATATATAATTAACAGTAAATTAAATCAACTTGTATTTCTCCATATCTTGTAAATATACTTCTGGTTCTACTTCACCAAAAGCGTATTTACTCACTTTCCATAGAATAGGTATTCCAGCCTCAGCTCTAGCTTTATTCATTGAACCAAATTTATTGGAATAGGTTTTGACATGTGGCATGTAGCCCCTTTCTGTATGTTCGTGCAAATGTGGGGTTCTACCTTCCTCTTGGTAGAATCTTCTAAGTGAGTCTATTAGATATTTCCTACTGCCTCTCTCCGCCTTAACATCTGAATCTGGCACATATCCACTGGCTTTTACAGCTTCTCTCCAGCTACCAAATTCTGCATATAAAGCATTGATGAACTTTGATTCATAGAAGTCGTAAAACATTTTTTTGGTTGGGTGCTTAGTATTGTTGTGAGTTGCAACTTTGTTGACCTTCTCGATCAATTGATCTCTGCACGTACCTCTCTCATTTTGGGTTTCTAGTGTGATGACTGTTTTCCCTGCCCTAGCTTTATTGCTAGCTATTAATGCTTCCTTGGCTTTTCTCATTCCTTTTTTTGACCTTAGAAAACCTCTAGCCTTATTGTTGTATCTTTTGGCAAGTTCGACTCTAAATTTTCTACTAACAAGTGGTGTAGACTTAGCTAATCTGTAAATACTCTTATATTCTTTTGATAGCAAGTCATGTGAGTTCTTTGCATGTGCATCTAATCTCTTAAACCAAAGACCGCAAATATGACATTGTACTTTTGTACCATCTTCTGATTCTGAAAGTATTCCAAAAAAGCCATGTCCATCTGGCACTTCTTTGAAGGGTTTTTTGTATTTGCTAGTATCTGGTTTTATATTCTTAGCTTCCTCTTTTAATTTTTCAATTCTTTTTTTTGTTTCGTTTTTTGATGATTTTAGAGCATTAACTACTTTTGACTTAGCAATACAACTTTCACATCTTTTGTGCCTGTTCTCTGGTATGGGATTTTGACACCCATGCACATTACATTTATTGTTTGCTTTTGTACATTTTTTAGAGCAGTACATTTGATTACCTTTGTTCCCTTCCTTTCTCTCGTATTCTTTACTACACTTTTTACAAATGTCATACCCTCTCTTTGCAATCAACTCTAATTCATCCTCTTTATGGCTACCAGTCCATTTATCTTGTTTCTTGCGGTATTTAACCAACACACTATTATTTGTGATTGATTTTATTCTTCCTAGTAAGCCATCTTTTGTTTTTACTAATGATCCTGTAGTCATTTTTGTATATTAATAAATAAGCTAGAACACCATCAGAGCGAACCCTTCTTCTTAATTAAAATCTATAAAATCATTCTTAGCCAACCATATAATCATAAGTGCCATTGCATCTGCTAGGTATGTTTTGGTGTACTTTGTTTCATAATATTAATCTATACTCCTCATATTTGTTCATTTGCTCAATACCCCATTATCAAAATTACGTACCTTGTTTGGAATAAACGTCCCACTTAAATCACACATCTCATCCCCAATCTTTATGTTTAACGCTAACTCCTCCGCAACCGTTCTACCACCCTTGTTTACAGGCTTTGTATATACAATTTCACCCTTCTCCTCACTTTTACCCCCATTAAACACTTTTGTATATACAAATTTGGTTACCGATAACTTCGCCTCTTTCGCCATCTTCTCCAATATAACCTTCTCCTCCTTGCTTATCCGTATTATTAACGTCTCTGTCTTCGCCATTACAATTATCCCTAATAAATAATTTGTATATACAAACGCTCCTTATCCTTACTATATACAGTATAACGCGTTGAGTTAATTTAGTCAATACAGGGAAATCTATATATATTTTTATACTCTTTGGGAGGCGTAGGGATTATATACCGTGCAGAATAACCCCCCGTACAAGCTCGCCTATACCCCCCTCTCTAACAAGGGGATTAGTTTCTAGAATTAACTGAGTATAATTACCATTATAGTTAGTTATATAGCATCGCCTTGGTACATAGGGCTATTCATGGGTGACAATGTGGAGATGGTGGCGTTTATATCTTATAGTTCAAGTATTGCCCTTGTCAGCTTGGGGATTGGAGACGTTTATAGATGAAGATGGAACGCATAACAACCTACGACAGCCTTACAACAACCTAACACACCACTACCTTGCACGTGGTTACACTACTTTAATAGGTAGTATTTAATAACGATCTATAAGGTTGATGTGTCGTATTGTTTTAATAGGTCTAATAGTTCACCTACTTCTAATGGTATGTAATGTGCAACACCGTCTATATAGATATATATTCCATAATGTTCTGGCAACCTTCTAATTTGTAGTTCTTTTGTCATATATCTTCGTTAGTTATTGTCTTTGTTCCAAAACTCTTTATCTCGTTTAACATAGCTTCTTTTAGTTCCTTGTCCTAGCATTAACTCCTTTAGGTTATCTATCTCTTTGTTTAGTATTACTTGTTTGATAACAATTGATTGTATTCTTTCTTTTAAAGGGTCTATTACTTCTTTGTTTGCGTTAGACTTAATTCCCTTCATTAACTTCCTCCCCATTAATTATCTGCTTGTCTTTATTTTGTTGCTTTATAAACGCTAAGTAATCACCACTGTCTTGATTAATTGTATGCTGAATGTCCACATCTTCCTTGTGTTCTGTTTTGGTTGGTGCGTAACTTCCTTTTATCTTTAATACATGGCCTATCCCTTTATCAATAGCATTGTAATTATCATTATTCAATAACTCTTTGATCTTTAAACCTATCAACTTATCATCTATGTCTACAGTCTCTAACGCTTCTATCATCGCTGTATTGTAGCCTTCTGTTTTGAAGTTCTCGTATGCGTTGCGCTGTTCTATTTGCTTTTCTGAATATCCGGCCTCCTTTAATAATTGGGCCTTCGTGGTCTTCTTTGTATCATCCAACATAGCCTTCACTGTTAGTGTTGCAAGTTTCTTTTGTCTCTCGTTTGGTTTTCTCATTTACCTTTGATCCTTTCAATGATGCTTTTTTGCGCCTTTAGTGTTCCATCCTTTGCCAATTTCTTCTCACTGTTAGTTTGGAACTTCCCTATTGCAGATTGTCCTTTAGGATGTCGCATCTTGTCTAGCTTCCTTTTGATTGTTTTCGTGGGATTGTTTTCTGCGTTGGTTATCTCATTACGTGACCGCAGCAAATAACCAATTACAAAACTTATGGTGATAATTACGAATGTGATTAGTTGATCCATTTTTTCGATTTCTAAGCCGTTCTAAAGGGGCTTAAAGAGTTAAACTATACTGTTAGACCTTTTGTAGTGTTAGTATACAACATTTACCACGAAGATCAAAGCCCTTAATGCAATGCTTTTAATGTTGACATCTTTACTATCTCTATGTATATTAAATTAACTTAACTTATTTATTAACAAAACAACATGATAACAATAGCATTTGTGATCTGTTTCTTCGGAATGTTTTTCATTCTGAATGGTGAGCAAGCAAGTTAACTTACATTATATAAACACTATGAAGCGCAGCAAATTAACATTTAACCAAGCAATCAAGAAATTAGAAGCAATCAAAAAAGAAAGTAAAAAGAATAAGAAGAAATAATTTTATAAACATTTAACATACACACCATGAAACTTACCAGAGATTTCTACATACGGAAAGGACATACAAAAAGACTAACCAATAAAAGAGCAAGAACGGATATATATATGTATGGGGTAGATGGGAAGTATCTAGCTATGGGGTTTCAGGGAAAGAAATCGAAGCCTACCTTCTATCTTCAATTCAAAACTAAAACACAAAGAGAGGACTATGTAAAAAGTTTTGTTGCTAGACATTTGAGTTGGGAAGACAAAAAAGTTGAAGCTAGAGAGGAAAGAAAAAAAGAGACACACGATTTAAAACTAGGCGACATATTGTATTCCAGTTGGGGCTATGATCAAACAAATATTGATTTCTACCAAATCACAAGGGTGGTATCAGGGAAATCAATTGAGATACGCGAAATTGCAAGCAAGAATGTTGAAAGTATAGGGTATATGGCCGAGAAGGTTATGGCAGTCAAAGGCGCGTTTTTAGAAAGAAGTAAACCAATGGTAAAAAGAGTCAACTCATATGGTGATAGGTCTAGCGTTAGTTTAAATACATACTCCAGTGCGTGGATATGGGACGGAAAACCTAAACTAGAAACAAGTTACGCATAGGTAATCAGTTTGAGCGCATCATGTGGGTGCGCTCGGAAGTGATTATTTTAATTATTAAGCAAGCGCCATGAAAGAAGTTAAGCATTGGGACGATATATTTTATGTAATTGATTTAGGTACAAGGGAAGAAAGGGGACGTTTTGACTCATTAGATGAAGCGATGGCTTACACTGCCACGCATGAGGATAACGACTTACTAGAAATTGTGCAAGGGGTAGATACTACTGGAATTTAATTTATATTAAACAAACACCATGCTACCAAAATTTACAGATCACCAACTCAACATAATCAGGGTAGAAGTGATGACAAGGCGATAATTCCTAGAGGAAAACAAAACAATGTACGGGGATGGCTGGAGCAAAGAAGATGCGAACGAGTTGACAAGCGTAAAACAAATAGAGAACAAGATAGTTAAATATCAACAATAATTTTATCACCGTACATTTAAACAGGTGTACGGAAATAAGTTTATAAGCTCTTTAAAAACTGAATACATGGAAGCACATTACACACACAACCATGACGAATTCTAAACAACAAACCATACAACGTATATATAAAGAAGTGTTGAAAGACTATAGGGACGGTTTTCTAACTACATTGCAATTTGCAAACTATGAAGCCTCTTTAAAATTTGCTTTTAACCTTGCATCGAATGGTTAACTATACACTGTACCCAAATAAACTAACCAAGGAAGCTAGAAAAAACCTAGAACTATTATTGATTGATCTAGGCTGTTACGATGATGCTAGGAGGTAATTATATACTTGACACACCCAGAACAATGAACCCGAATGATCATTTTCTTGCTGTCGGGAAGATGATAACCATAGGCAAGGGTGGGGAGAGAAAGATTCCAGACTATTGGCTAAGTAAGTATGCAAGTTTCTTAATAGCACAAAATGCTGACTCGTCTAAACTACCAGTAGCTGAGGCTCAAGCATACTTTTCAATACAGACACATAAACAGGAGCTGTTTGAACAACTCTCCTCAGATGGGAGAAGGTTAATGTTTCGAGAGGAAATCGTCGACCATAACAAAAAACTCGGAAGAGTTGCCAAGAAAGCAGGAGTCAAGAATTATGGAACATTCCACGATGGTGGATACCAAGGATTATACGGGATGCGCCATTAAGAAACCAGACGATGTTCTAAAAGATATGCTTAATACTAAACCTGTTGAGAATAAGGATCTGTAGGCGTTAAACGAAGTACTCTAGTTTCTTTCCATAGAGCTTACAGTCAAACCAAGTAAAAAGAGCTAAAAGACCTAGGTCTTAAAGCCCTTTAAACCCTGAAACGGAGCACAAGGTGTGCTTCGTTTCTCCTTTTTGTTAGTTGAGCACTTGTTACAACTATAGAATTAAACAATCTGACGCTGGAGTCAAGTATTGATGCCGCAGATTCTACCATAAATCCTTAATTCACCACCATTCTGGGTGTGTCAACTATATAATTGCCTGCTAGGATGTTACAGAAGGCATTTAACGCCATATATGAGAGCAAATATCCCACGGGTCACCTAGACGGAATACAACCAACTACCAAACAAACACGCTTACTTGATTGGTTAGTATTAAAATCAGATCATATAACACTAGAAATGTATAACAAGTTTATAGACAATGCACAACGCGCATTTTTAAGCTAATTTTTTATCCGCTTCCATGTATTTAGTTTTTAAAACTTTAATTTATTTATTAACAATCTGCAAATGGATTCAAAGCTCAAAACACTGCTTAGAATATTTGTACAGTTATGCGAAGAACAAGAAATAGAAGTTATAGAGAAATATACAGAAATATTGCGTAAAGATTTTATAGCCTATAGGGAGTCTAAAAAGTAGAGTTAGAATCTTTCTCAGGCTCTATAAATTCTGCCCAACTTGCAATAATTAGAATTGTGGAGCCTTGGGAAACTGTACGTATCTTGAAATATCGTTTCTTGTCGCCTAGTTGGTTTAACCACTTTTCAATTTTTGCTTCTTCATCTTTAACTTCTTCCTCAACCCCAAACGCACGAACACGTACTACGTTCACAATGTCGAACGGCTCGGCAACTCCTTTTCCATTACTTTTCATTCTGAGAAAATCCTAAACTAAAATAGCTACTACCTTCAAAAAAAGCGACTTTCAAAACCGGCCCTTTTTCAAACATACCATCGCCCTATTCAAAATTTTGGATCTGTTCTTTTATGTCCTCAATCATACGTTCGTAATCATCTTCCTTCCACTTAACTACGTCATTCTGATGCGCCTCTATGAATGCCCACCGCTTAGGCCACTTCTCTTTAAACCACTCACCAGACTCTGTAGGCTTTGCATGCCACCAATGCTTGTGGCAAAAATAACACAATAGTTTTAAGTTTACCGGAATCCATCTCAACACATTGCCATGACTCTTGGGGATGACATGTGATACATGCAAGCCCTTTTCCTGATAGCGTCCACACTTTTGACACGTTAGACCGTCACGAATCTTTACATATTCTTTTACCAGAGACCACAATTTATTTTGCTGCGTTTTTATTTTCTTTTTCATGCTGGTCTTGCATATCTAACTTTTAACAGTTCACCATCATCCAACCGTCTTAACTTGTCTAGCGTCCTACGCCTCAACATCTCCGGATTCATCTCCATGCAACTAGCACACAACTCAAACACCATGTTAGGCTTCTCTATCCAGTTCAGTACCTTCATCTTCTCCCACTGGGAGCTAGTAGAACCATACGTCCTCAACGCTTCATACCAAACTGCTATCATTAATTTTCTATGACCTATTGCCTTGTCTGTAGTATTCATAAATATCCCAGAGTTCTTTTATCCATAATCTAGTTCCGTCTTCTTTATATTCGGGTGAGTATTTTAATGCGGTACTTATCTGTCCTCTTGTTATATGTACATTAGACCTCCCAAATGCTCTTAGGATCATTCTAAGTACAATATAGTCCTCTATGTCACTTTTAGAAGAAACACGCTTGAAGAATGATTTAACGGTCTTTCTAGGCCCTATTTTGAGGGTTTCGATGACGTATGCCTCTATCTGTTTTCCATTATTGTAATCCATAAGCAGTTTTCTAACAGATACGGACAGATAGCCAATTACTAACTATCCGCACTCGTCAAAGGGGAAGCACACACCATGAAATACTTCCCCGGTCATTAATATCTACTTGTTATATCCTTTAAAGACTTGTGACGTTCTTTACCAGTTCGCATAAACTCCTGTAACGTTTTTCTTTTGCCTTCCCATATGTCAGTTTTGTATTTAGTGTCTGCGATGTATGTTCCTATAATATCCATATAACCTATCAAACGGTTTACTAAAGCTAATACCTCCTCCGGACTTACGATGTCCGTCATTGTTTTAGCTAGTTCTATGTCTACCGATATTTGTTTTACTATTGTGTCATCCATTATAGTTCATCAAATAATTTATCATGTAAATTTGGTACATCCGATACAGATATCTCCTCATAATTATTCTCTATCTCCTTTTGCAATACGTTCCATTCCGGACAGATCAATCCATAAACCTCGCTACCTGTATACCGGTCATATTTCTTTGAAAGTATATCCTTCTCTAATTCCTTTCCACAAAACGTACAGTATTTTGGCCCTTTCATTTAAAAGGGTAGATCCTCTGGATTAATATCCGATGGTACGTCACCCGACTTTACCTCCTGTGTTTTATCTGTAAAGGGATCGCCTCCGTATGGGTTCTCCTCACTTGAATACAATGCCTCTAAGTTTATCTTAGCTTCTTTACAGGCTGTTGTTATGTCTGGTGCTATTATTTTTGGAGGACTCGGCGTTACCGTATAAGTAGTATCCATATTCTCCCCCTCTTTTGTTACTGTTATATCGTAACCTTTTGCATCTCCATAGTCCTTGTTTCTCTCGTATGCAACTATTGGCTTCTGCACTGTACTTTGAGTGATCTCCAGTATTTTTACCGCCTTTTTAACATCGCCCTCTTCCAATGCCTTTTGTTTTGCTTCTTCCTGATAATCCCAGACTACCATTGCCCAGAAATGAAATAACTTACCATCTATATCACCAACCTGAATATTCTCCCCCTCGCGTTTTCTTACAGGCTTCGGCTTTCCCTCACTATCTTTTGTCCAATAAGATTGACCTGTGATAACATCACTCATCATCCTAAATCTATTCTCTCCCTGTTCCCACTTCATATAAGCCATATTTCTTTCTGGTGCTTTGTAACCTTTTGGTAATGCCATTTTTGTTTATTTAATAATTAATTATAAATCGTGTACCTCTTTTATTAACCTATCCTTATCAGACTTCTCCATATCCTTGATGGCCTTCAATGCTGACTTGTAAGAGCTATACACCCTACGAAAAGCCTTATCACCCCCTGTTATCATCACAGCATCAAAGAATTCAGGGTCAATATCATAACTCCAGAACGAAAATATCCAAAGTATAGTAACCTTATATTTGATATAACACTTCCCATCGTTTCGCTCTTCTATCTTGTACTTAGTCATGATAAAACTCCTAATATATGATCTTCATCTAAAATAAGGTACGTCTCCCCATCCATTTCTATCTCGTCTGCTTGGTGCGGTCTAAACTTCACCCTAGCACCCTTCTTTACGTTCTCTACCAAGTGACCTATACCCAATACCCTACCCTCAATGTACGGATCTTCCTCTGTTTTTACCATTACCAATACCGCCTTTCTCCTAAATGGCTCTATTAATACATTATGACCAAACGGTTTTATTTTCATTTTATTCTAATAGAATTCTGAATTATATGGTCTTTCATATACCTACCTACATACTTAGGCCCTCCCCCTTCAATCTCGCGCCTGCAAGGATCTGAACAATACCTAAGCCCTCTTCTGTTGCTCGTGTGCTTATACTTGCTCGCAAATAACCGCTCACAATCCTTATTACGACACTCATATACATGCAAGCGAAGCTCTACAACAATCTTCACTTCCTTCTTTAAAATCTGACGGACTCCCTCTCTAGTAAGATCAACCACATCGGATATCTGCTGGAGCGTATAGCCCTTCCTCCTCATATTTATTATAAAATCGTTTCTATCATTCATGATTACCACCTAACAATAAAACGCTGCGCATCTCCATCTACTATGATCTCACCATCTGTAACCAACGCCCAAAACTCACCTGCGCCACCCATCGTCTTGAACCTCCTCATCCTGCTCTTCAAAATGTCTGATGAATCCCTCCTTCTCAGCAACCATTCTCTCCTCGATATACTTGTCGTATTCTTCATCTTCATCGTGAATTATTTCACCCTGTTGATAATTAATCATATTGAACACATTATAACGTAGATTGAGTTAAATTACGAGACCCTAGCAAGGTTATGCTTCTTATGTATATAGGAGATTTTGGCGTTTCTATTCTTCAATTCCTTTAAAATCTCATTAAGGTAGCTACGCTCCCCCTTTAATAAAGTAACCTTTTTGACAAACACGTTAACTAAAAACCTACTACTAGAAAATACAACTAAGTCACCATTCGTTATCTCTAACAATCTCAACAATGATACCAAACTAGACGTTTTTTTAGACACATCTCCCCATCCTAATATCTCCTCTAATATTACATCCCCATAACCGTTAGTTATACATATCTCCCCAACCCCTTCATCACTTACAGAATTAATATAAAATACTGGACTATCATTCGTTGTTTCTCTCATAACACATCTTTACTAACTAAAAATAAGACTTAGATTCGCAAAAGCTAGAAGGGTTCCTACTAAGAGTAACATAGCTTTATATCATCCTTTATAAACGGTTTTTTCCCCGAAGGACTAAGCTCGCTATCTGTACCAACTGCTACTCAATCCTTTGGTTGCAGACGGAGGGAAGACATAGCGCGTAATCTCTGCTCCCTCACATTTTCAATACTAAGACTTGAGTTCTTAAAGTATCGGCTATTTCACACGTCTACTTTATTTAATGTGGCATGAGTTTTCCACCCAGCGTGTGCCCCTAGCAGGGGCTAAGTCCGGTTCGCGTACTAAAAAGGGAAGACCCACTGCATGATCTCCCCTTTTTAAGACACTAAAAAACCACCCGTAAAGGTGGTCTGTTAGTTTAATCGTAACTGTTCTATGAACAGTCAAGCTTCTATTAAGTTGTAGTTGAGCTTGGTAGCTCATATATAATTACGATCAAAAGTAAATACAGCCTAAGCTTAAAATATTTTGTGCAATCTTGTCAAGTCCTATTGATTTAACTTAACGAATATGTTATTATCTATTTATGAGATGCAAACACTGTTCACTAAAGATAACGAGAGTTAAAGCGTTTCGTCACAAAGAATTTTGTAATTCTCAATGTGAAGGTCAATATATGAAGGAATACATAATCATGCCAAGGTCATCCGTGTATGCACTTTTTGAACAAATCGCAGAAGAATCACCATTGAATAGAGATGATAAGTACCTTTTATTGAAACAAGCTAGGATAGCTTTAGACATCGAAGAAGACGATATTGATATTTATATAGATTAAAGAAACAACCATGAAAACATATAATACACAAGAAGGTTAACAGAGTAGAGTTTATTGACTGGACAAAGAAGGACGGTGGTGTCGTAGGCTATTTAACAATTAAGTATCTTGTTTTCTGTTTAGGGTGCGATTCTCGGAGTAATTACCGATAGTGACACAGACTACCTTCGGAGAGAGCCAAAGCGAAGCCCTATGTGGCGAGAAATTCTTTCTATGTTAGTTAGCTACTAGCAGACTGGCAAGTAAGTAGACTATAGATGTTTATTTGCCAGCAGGAGACAGGATATTTAGTGAGTAGTTTGCAGTAGTGTCGAGCGTGAGCAATTGGATTTTATATACACAAAGAGGCGGAATAGAATAAAGATTATGAAAGCAACAAACTTTATAGGATTAAGGTCAGGATCAAGGTCATGGTCAAGTTCGAGTCCATGGTCAAGTTCAAGGCAAAGTTCAAGTTTAAGTTTAAGTTCATGTTCAAGTCTAAGATCAAATTCATGGTCAAATTCAAGTTCAAAATCAAGGTCAAGTTCAAGGTCAAGTTCAAGTT